AATGATGTTGCTATTCAGCGTCATCCGATGGTTCCTGCTTCTCTAGGTGAGCGTCGAGGGCCACTTTAAGTTCTTCTAGCTTAGAAGTCGAGATGTTCTTGGCGTAGTCTACGTCGTGCTCATCCAGGTAGTCCATGATACCGCGGCGTAGCGCGCGTTCGGCCTTCTTGGCATCGTCACGCTTGGCGTCGGCCTTGGCTTGTGGCTCTTTCCAATCCTTGCGATCGACGTACCCGTCTGGGCGTTCTTCCTCACACTTGATGATTTTGCAGTCTTTGAGGCTCTTGCCGTACACCGCCTTCGGGAAGTCTTTGCGCACGTAGGCTCGGCCGTCGGTCTTCTTGGCGGCGTTGGTTACCGCACCGGGAACTTGATTATCCATGTCGTCCTCATTGTTAATATGTCAAGTACAGGTGTTATCAAAGAAAAAGGCCGCGAAGTCAATCACGGCCTTTCTCAGTTCATTTAGGTGAGGTCTTAGGCAGTGCCGAAGAACTTCACGCCCATCCAACGGTTGCGCATCTGCGCTTGGATGAAGAGGTCAACACGACACTTGTGAGCGCCAGTGTTTGGATCAGAGTAGAACCAGAGGCGAGGCATAAGCGGTGCCACTGTGTCACGCTCGGCATCTGCCAACGAACGGCGGAAGCCTTGGCCGGTGTAAGGCATGATAAGTGGTGCGGAGTGCGCCACAACTGCCTCTTTCTTCCACATCATCTTCGGTGTGTAGAGCGTGGAAGCCGTACCGTTGAAGGTGAGTAGAGCGCCATCGGCAGGAGCCGCATCAACTGTTGCGTGAGCGCGGTTAACGCCGGCAGCGCCAGTTGTCGAGGTTCCGTCGTCGACGATGATCGCAGGGAAGATACGAACTGTCGCGGCGCCAGCGCCGTCGGCTGTTGCAGCGCCTACAACTACAAAGTTCTGTAGGTATCCGCGAGAGCGGCCGATTTCTGGATCGTAAGCGTTAACACCTGCGATGGTGAAGACTTCACCGTCAGAGATGGTTGCGTTCGCGCCCAGAGTGTCGATCAACAGTTCTTGCGTCATGTAGTAGCCGGCGTTCGAACCGGAGTCCGCTGCCGCTGCGTAGTTGACGTTTTGAGCCGCGCCGTTGATTGCGCCAGCGCCGGAAGAACGAGTACCGGTTGTGATGCTGGCAAGCTGGTTGGTCGCCTTGATTGGGATGCCGTCAAGCATACCGCGGAAACCTTTGCGCATTGCTGTCACGCCTTCATCTGCCAACGCTGCGTTGTCGTTGTAGATGTAGGTAGCCAACTGCTGGTGATCGGTGTGGTTCAGTGCTGCCACGATGTCTTGATCGCTCTCGAGAGAGTTCAAGGCCAAACGTGTACGAGCCGATGCGAACTCGACGGGGGTGTCGATGTCTTGACCCCATGTACCAACCGAGTTGTTGAAGCCTTTGGCCGCAACATCAAAGATGTGGTAGTCGATGCGAGAAGCGAGGCGAGAGATGCCGTTGCTCAGTGCTTTGTTCTTCCGTGCCGATTGAAGCGTCGTAACTGCCTCGATGTCGCTTGCGCCCATCGAAAGGCCGAACACTTTATTCAGCGTGAAGGTTTGCGCACCGAATACGGTGTCCTGTACGCCACCGGAGAGGTCGGCAACTGCGCCGGTTGTCTCAGTGATAACGTAGTCTGGGCTTACCTGCTCAGAAACAATGAAACCGTTGCGGTCGTTCATCTCCTGGGAGTGCATTTCCCATTCGATCATATTGGCCGACGCAAGGTTGTTGCGAAGTGTGGACATGATCGTTTTAAGGATCAGTCGGGATTGAGGGGCTGTAATAGTCATAGGTCTTTCTCCTGTTTATCTTCCAAAGAAGGCCCTATCAAAATCATCTTGATTATCAGGCCCGTAGCGAGGATCCGCCTTGCCCTTCTTCCCAGAAGCCTTGCGGCCGGGGGTGTCGGGAGCGTTCGTCGTCTTCTTTCCGGCAGAAGATCGGGCCGAGAATCGCTCTTCAAGTCTTCCCATCGCTTTCGCCCGTTGTGTGGCGTCCATGCGAGATAACTCTCGTAGCTTTGAGATGTTATTAGCCAAATAATACGATATGTCAACGCCAAAATCAGAGTCGAGCATGTCGCGCGCAATCTCAGCGGGGAATGGGGCGGTGTCGACGGCAGCGTCGAACTTCGCTCCAAACTTCTTGGCGCCCTGAGTTTTAACCTCATCCAAACGCTTCATGTAGTGCGCTTTTTGACGTTCTTGCTCTTCCTTCTCGCGTACCGAGCCTTGCTCTTTCTGGAAGCTGTCACGCTCCTCTGCAAGACGGTACTCGACCAGCGCATCAACATACTTATTATCAACCTCGCCATAATGGAAGTCGGCCGGGTCGGGCTTCTTGAGGCGTGAGGTGGGCGTGGCCGTGCCGGACTCGAGGGCGGCGATACGCTCTTCGAGTTGTTGGCGTAGCTTACGCTCTTGAACGACTTCCATCTCGGCCTTGAAGGCTTCCGCTTCCGCGTCACGACGCTTGGCGGCTAGTTCTTCGATCCGAGCCTGAGTTTTGTTCTTAGGCTTTTCAGCACCCTTGCGCGGAACGCGAGGAACGGCGGTGAGGGACTCTTCTTCCTCTCCATCGTCGTCACCGTCGTCACCGTCATCGTCTCCACCTGACCCGTCGTCGTCATCTTCGACGTCGTCGTCTTCTGTATCGTCACCCAGGAGGGGGAAGTCATCTTCATCTTCGTCATCCTCCTCCTCGGGCTCCTCTTGCTCGATCGCACGTGCAAGATCATTTGAGAACTCTACGGAGTCCTCGTGGTCATCGTCTTCGATGTGCGCGGGGCGTTTTGCCATCTTTTCAGTCCTCAATGGGTTTCAGTTACTCGTCGGATTTCTTGCTGAACAAGTTCAACAGATAGTCAGCGGCGGCGCTGCCCATGCCCTCGGCCTTCTCGCCGGGGATGATGCCGATCGGCTTCTTGCCGGACTTGGCCGCTTTCTCTTTCGCTGCCTTTTGGCGCGCTACCGTCTTAGCGAACGGCGATACATATTCACCCATCTTTAGATTCCTTCTGTTCTGGCGCCGGCTTTGCGGGCTCGGCTGGTTGCTTCATGTCGTGTTCCGCCTTTTCCATATTCATGGCGGTGTCGATCCCCGACTTGACCATGTCAACTTCGTGCTTGTCAAGATCAAGCCCAAAGCGCAAGGAGTCGATGATGTTCTTTTCTTTGTCGACTTCGTAGTTTGCCGCGACCTTCTTCTCGTCGACACCGGCTTGCGAACCGTACAGTTGTGCCTGTGCCTGAGACTTCATGGCGCGCATGTTGATGTCTTGGATTTCTGCCGACAACTTCTCGAAGTTCTTCTGCATCATCTGCATCTGAATTTGCTGATCTTGCTGTTGTTGCTGTTGCTGCGACTGCATCTTCTCTTCGACGCGCTTGCGCGCACTCTCGGGAAGCCGCTCGAGGTTGACCATGCCCGGTGGAAGTAGGCTCATCATCCGCTCGGCAATCTCTTCCGAACCCGGTATATCCATGTTCCGCGCGATTATATCCACGATGTAATTGCCCGTCTGAGGCATGTGGTTCATGAGCGTCAACATCGTCTCGGTCGCTTCCTCGCGTTTGGTCGCGTAGGATGGGCCGGTGGTGTAGGTGATGTCGTATGATCCCTTGGTCACATCGGGCGTTTCGTCGCCAAAGTCGCCATTGATTTCTTGCAATAGGATCTGGTCGTCGTCGCCCATCAGCTTGACGGTGCGGTTAGTGTCATAGACCTCGGGGATTAACTCATTGATAACTCTAGCACATTCGGCTTGAGCGTGGTTCATGTTCTCGAGGTAGATGCGGTCACCGAGTTCCGATACCCGCTGGCGGGCCGTGATGGCCTTGCCCGAGACCTCGTTGGAAGTCACGCCCATCGAGGCTTCGTGCTTGTTGGTCACGTCCTTGATGTCCTGGACGGACATTTGCGCCTCGGTGAGAACGGCAGAGTTCATCGAGGGCGGTGGGACAAATTCAGGTTTGGCGCCATCCGCTTGGCTGTCCCAGAATAGGACGCTGTCACCGTTTAGGTGAGCATTGCGGAAGTGGTCGGCCATGCCGGACTTCATTGCCGACTTGTCGAGAAGCCATTTAGAAGCCGGTGACTTCTGGAGTTCCTCGGCCAAGATCGAGCGCCAGTAGTTGTGTAGGCGTTGCGGATCCTTGGCGTTGCGAACAAAGCCCCAACGATAGCGAACCGAGCCCTCTTGGAGAGCCCAGCCTTCTACGCGGAAGATTGGAAGTCTGGAGATGTTCAAGCGGAACGGGCCGTCGATGACCTCGCTGCCGGTCATCACGTAGCACTCGGCGTATGGCCGGGTGGTGTCACGCTGGATTGACTTGCCGGTCTTGGTGTCGATCTCGGCCGTAGCGTCGATTTCTTCCTGTGTCCAATCGGTCACGTCGATGACATCGCCGGTGCCACGCTCGAGCGCGAGGGTGACGTCCTCTTCCTGCATTTGCCAGAAGTGACATATGCGAATCATCTCATCCACTTCCCACCCGTGGGCGGTCATCGTGGATTGATCCATGTCGTCGGCCATCCACCCATCGGTGCCTTGGACATCGGGATACGCCTTCTCGAAGTCTTCCTTGGCCATGTAGCGGGTGACAAAGCAATGGTTGGCATCGCTGCCGGATGGCTCACGGCTGGCTCGATCCCATATCACTTGGAACGGGTCGTCGAGCGCGAATAGCTTGATGTCCTTGTCGAACACGTCGAATTTGTTGTCGACCAACTCTAGGCCCCAGTTCCCCACGCCGCCGATGTAAGCAGTCTCCATCGCGGAATACATCGCGTGCTTCGCTTCTGGGCTCTTGATGACCGTGCGGATAATGCCTTGCCGTATCTCAGCGGTCGCCTTTGAGCCGCCCTTCATGGGCAATAGCTTCATCGTGGTGTCGGTTTGCTGCCACGAGCCGAGATACTGCGCAACAAAGGCCGGCAAACGGTTTACCGTGAGCACGGGCTTATTGAGTCGTGTCCTACGCAATTTGGTGTTGACATCCCATTGATCGCCGATGACGAACTGGATGTCCTCGCGCGCCGGAAGGATGTTGTGCTCATCCGCGTCGACGTCTTTCGAGTACAGAGTACGCGCTTTCTTGAGGAACTCACTCTTGTCGCTGGAGTCCATCTCCAAAGAGAAACGCTTGTTGGTATCCGGTGCTGTATCAGACTTTTTCATTTAGATCATCCATCCGCCGCCTGAGTCAAATTGAGTTGGTGGACCGGGGGTGAACTCGTTTGTCTGAGGTCTTTCGCCCGCACCGTCGTTGAACCTTTGTGTACTGGTCGGAGACGTAGGCGTCAAGTCATGCTGGATGACGCGGTCCGGCACCGCAAACGTCAGAATGAACGAGTCCGCGGCGTCCGGTGACCGGCCAAGCCTGTTTTTGATGTCCACCTTCGACTCTAAAACGAGGTCGGTCGTCTGCCCGCTGATCCGCGCGGCGATCGCACCCAGGTCGGATTGCAACTCGTTGTCGTCGGGGATCGAGACACCTTCCGGCAGTTCGAGCCAAGCGCGCGCACGCTGATACATCTCGGCGCGGCGGTTACGTGGACCGGGCTTGTGAGGGTTCACCTGCTTCTGTTGGGACTTCGATCCGAAGTCTACCGGGTAGCATTTTTCGGCGAGTTTGGGATAGCGTTCCTTCATGCCAGCCAAGAGGCTTGTTCCCCATCCGCCGGAATAGTCGATGTTGCAGCGATCGACGTTCTCGCTTTGCATGATGTCGGCGACCCACTCGACTTGCTCTTCACCCGGCTCCACGCCGGCTCGGCCGCGCTGCCAATGCAGGACGTGGCCTT